TTTGAAAGTTCGTCTAATGTTCCAACATTATATCTAGATATGCTTGCTGCTAATGACTGTCTAGTCAAAGGAAATTGTAAAGCATCAGCAACTCTAAGAGATATGTTTTCGCAAGTTCTAAGAGTTAAATACAAGCTACCTTGTAATATATGCCTTGTAGCAGTATTAGAAGCATTAGCGGCTAATTTTTGTAAACCAACTAAAGCATTTTTATCTGGCTGACTTCCATCTCTAGCTTCATTAAGTCCTGTTACATCTCTTATCATTTGCAAATAATATTGATAAGTTTGTATCAAGCTTTGCATTTTACCACCTCCGTTAGAAGTTTGTAATTCTTGAACAGGCACTTTACCAGGGTTCATACCACCATCTTGAGTCATTGATCTACCAACAATGCTACCTGTTTGGAAATACATATTTAAAGCTTCAGCCGGATTATAGTTAGTACCATTACCTAAATCAACTTCAGATAATCCATCCATATCTAAAAATACCCCATCTGGCACCATCCTAGATAATACTTGCTGCAGCTTTAATGAAGTTAGTTGAATCATGTCTGCAAAGCCAGTTATTCTATTAACTAATGAATCAATTCTACCTTTGTATAATCTAGGAGCTACGATGTTATAGTTCATGTTAACTTTTACTGTATCAGCATCTGGTCTAGTCATATTTTTTGCCATTTGCCAATTTAACATCATAGGAAATCCTAATATTTTAGCTCCTGAATATAATACTTCTATTGATCTAAAAGCTTTATTAAAACCTTCTACTTCTTCTGGTGGATTAAAAGCATCTGTTTTTTCTAATGCTTTTTCTAAACCAGCAGGTGTTTCTTTTATTTTATATACTTGATTAGCGTAGGTTTTCCACTCAAAATATAAAACTTGAACAGTGTTATCATCATACCTACCATTCCAGTTTCTAGTATAATTAGTATTGCCAGGATATTTTTGTATTTGTTCTAACTGATCAGCAGTTAAAAATGGAAACTGTTTTTTAAGTTCAGGAAGTGAAATATTTTTAACTTCACCTACATAGTAAATATCTTCAAAGTTAGGATCTTCTGTGTAAGAATATACTAATCTTGCTGGATCTACATATTCTACTACAACACCTTCTGATCTATTAAAAGTTGTTTTAACAGCTCCAATACCTAATACAGTTAAATCATAATTTAATCTTCTTCTTATTAAATCATATTTGTTAAAATCTAATATATTATTTATAACTTCTTCTTCTGCAACTTCTATAGATTGTTTATAATCCATTTGCATATGTAACTGCAAATCTTCGTCATTTTCCATTTCTAAACCTTTACCTTGTGATTTAGAAACATCAAGTCCTGTTACTTGTTTTATTTGATTAATAAGGTCTTTCTGCATCATGTCTCTTTGTAGAGCTTCAGCATATGCAGTTCTTTTCATAATAGACTCAGGGTCTTGAGCATAAGCGTTTATGTCATAGTTCTTTTGAGACATACCATTAACAACAATATCTACAAATTTAGGTATTACTGGTACCGGTTTCCAGTCTAGATTTAAATAGCTTAAGTCACCATTTATAGCTAATTCATCTTTATACTTTTGTACAGACTGTTCTCCTCTAGCATATAACCTTAATCTATGAAAATGGTTATAGTTAGCATTATATCTATCATAATAATTCATATCATTTCTAAACCACTCAGTTTCAATAGCTCTAGCTACTTTTAAACCGTATTCTAAAGTGGCTTTTTCTGCATCAGGTACTACCTGACTTGGAAAAGAACTGTATGAATTTGCGTCTGGAATTATATTCATTTATTTTATTTTTGATAAATAACCTGCGTTATCATATTTTTTTATACCTAAGTTTATTTTAGTTTTGTTTCTACGTGAAACAGGTGTATATCTATTTTTGTTACAAGCCATAATTGCTAAACCTGAACTAATTGAAGCATCGTGTTTTGTTCTATTATTAATATTGAACTTAGCCCAATCTTCTAAAGTTTTTTGATGATACATATCACCATAGCCAGTTTCTAATAATCCTACATAGTTTTCTACATATGATTCAATAGCAGCAGCATGTGCTTGTTTAATATCTTCACTTGAATTAGGTATGCCACCTATTTCTTTTTCAGTTGGTGAAAGTTTGTTCCATATTTTATCAGGACGATTTATGCTAAAACCTCTATAACCTCTTCTTTTTAAATAATATAAAAATCTAGGTTTATTATTTTCAGCAAGTATTGGCATGCCATAAAACACCATTGCCATAAGTACATCTTCAAAAAATATTTCAGCTGTTTGTGGCCTTGATATATATTCTAAAAAGAAATGGTTAGGTGGTGCGTCTTCCATAGAAAATTTTGTTAAACCATGTAATGCTCCATTAGAACCTTTACCATCTACAGTGCCTGATATATCGTAACTATCAAGCCCAAAGGCTCCAATATGCTCGTTACCAGGATATTTAAATCCATTTTTTATAATAACATTGTTTTGTATATTGTTATTAGGAACCCAACTCACTTTAAATCTTCCATCTTTATTAGGTACAAACTGCACTTTTGTATCTTTTATACCATTTTGCCACATAAAGCTACCTATTGTTACATTAGCTTTATTATTTAATTCTTCGTTATAATCTATTTGTTCATAGATTTTAGTTAAATTAAATAAACTATCTTTTGTTTCATCTCTAAAAGCATGTGCTTCAGTTCTTGGAAACTGCCTATAATATTCATTTAAACTATCTTGATCGCTTTTAAGTCCTTCAACTTCGTTTTCCCAGTGTTCAATAACTCCTGTTGTAATTTCGTAGCCATCAACTCCTTTGACTGAAGCTTTTGTTCTAATGAATACAGGTAATCCATAAGTATCGATGAATCCTTCGTAGTTCCACTCCATAGGAATGAACAAGCTATAGAGCCCAGAAGATGTTTGTCCGTTTCTATTTCTTTTAGTAACGTCAGAAGCGTAGTATAGTTTTTTGAAGTTGTCTCCACCTTTATCTAAAGAATTTGAAGTACTACCCATCATACATTTGCCTACGACTCTTGATCCTAAACGTAATGTAGTTTTTGTAACCCTCCAGTTGTTTAATATATTGTCAGGCCTTTCCCATTTACCACTTTCATCATGAGCTAATATTTTTAGCTTTTCACCATCATAAGAGTTGTCACCTGTATTTTTCCAGTCAATAGTTGTGTCTAATCCTTCTAGTTCTAATTCTTTAATATTTTCTTGGAGCTTTCTACGAGTAAGCTTCGAGGCTGGAACTCTATATGCCAACTCAGTTTTCGGCCTGTCCATCCCGTCTTGAATAGGTTTAAAGAAGAACGGATAGTTGACGGATATTGGGACAACTTTATCTGTAAACATTTTTTTGGCATCGGCACCAGACTTGGACAATATACCGTATCTAGAATCGGAAGATATTGTAGCTTGGTTAACAAGTTCCGCGCTTGACATAAAACTGAATCCAGATCGTCTGTTTTTGAGGTAGCACATTCCATAACATCTGTTGTCTGCTTTACAAGCTTCCCAAAATATAAAGAAGAGTCTATTTGCTTCTCTATAATCTGGTGCTCCAACATCAATTTTTGACCACTGCAAGTACATGTAATGAGTGCCAGTAATGTAAGTAGCAACACCATTATTATAAAACCAAAATCCTTTTTCTCGTCTATTAAATTCATTGTCAATATAATCGTACCATTTTTCTTTAAAATCTGATGGGTACTCTTCCCAATCAAATCTACTTTTAATTCTATTTAACTCTTTTGGGTATTCTGCTTTTTCCCAATATTGTTCTGCTTTTTTCTCGCTTCGTTTAAACGATTCATCTGCTGCTGGTAAAGCAATCCTGAGATTCTGTATTTCAATAATTTGTCCAATTTTACCTGTTTTACTTATTACTATAAAATCATAATCAGGGTTATAACCATACTCCCATTTTTTAAACCTATTGTTTTTAGCTAATATCTTAGGATTTACAACGTCTTTAATTTCTTTCCAAAGTGTTTGTTTGTAACTCACTTACTTCTCCCTTCTGCAAAACCTTTAAAAG